GATGTGGACGTCGCGGATCGTCTCGCTGCGCACCGTGTTGCCGGTGCTCTGCACCTGGAGGTATTTCGCGGGGCGCGGGTTCGGGATCTTGGCGCTCGCTGGCGCACTACAGGTTGCGTTGAGGCGCGTGATGACGAGGGCCTCGGCCTTGGGCCACATGCGGGTCACTCGGAGCCTCCGAGCGCGGTCAGGAGCGTGTTGTCCTTGGCGTTCTTGACCATCGCCGCTGGCGTGGCTGTGAAGACGCTCGCGCGGCCACGAACACGGCCGCCGGTCTTGCGCGGGCCGTCGACCTCGAAGCCGTCGCCGGCTCGTTCGGCGATACCGTTCGCGAGCCGCTCGATCTCGTCCATGATCGCCGGATCGGTACGCAGAGCCTGGAAGCCGGCGAGGTTCAGTACGACCTTCATCAGCCCTCGATCCGCTTCAGGTACACCACGAGGGGGACTTCCATGCCCCACGGGCCATGGTTGAAGTCCTGCGGTTCGCCGACCTGCAACAGGGGCTCGCCGGCGATCGTCCACCGGTCCTTGTCGGCGCACACCGTGCCGTTCGGGACGAGTAGCGCAAGGGATATCTCGATCGCGCGCCGCTGGGGTTCCTGGCCGAGGATCTGCTCCACCGACGGCGGCCACCAGCCGTTGGTGTCGACATTGCCCGACGTACCCCACGCATCGGCAGCGGCGCCCATGTCATCGACGGCGCCCAGCGCGTACAGCTCGTGCGGAATCTGGGCGACGACCGGGAGGTTCATACTCGCCTCCGGTACCGGCCAGTGTGATCGGAGGCGATATCGAGGCCGACGAACCCGGCGCCGACCCGGAACGCGCCAAGGATCGTCTTGTCGACCGCAGCCAACCACGGCCCGCCAGACGTCGTGCCCGTGGTGAACCGCAACGTCTGCCCGAACGGACCGGCGCTGCTCGCCACGGACTCCGCACCGGAGGACGCCGCGGCCGCACTATCCCGCTCGATCACACGAGCGACCATGCGCGAGACCACGATCACGACGTCCTCGGGGACGACGTCCACGACTGTGGGATCGCCCCCGAGGTACGCGCGGACCAGCGCTGACGCCTCAGCGAGCAGGCCGTCAGCCTTCTCGATCTCCGTTGCTGTCAGCGGCCTTGCGAGACGCACTACGACGTCGGCCTGCGTTGCCAGTGCCACGGCTACCTCCCGGCGTCGGATCGGACTTCTGCACCTTCGAGGACTCCGGCTTGACCTCGGTCCACTGCTTGTCCGCCTCGACGAGGCGCTCTGCCCGTGACCCCGGAAGGACTACGAACGAGCGCCCCGTCAGGGCGTGCCGGAACTCACGGGCCATCAGGGAGTGACGTCCGGAGTGACAGCACCGACGCCGTAGGTCGCGACACCGGTCTCCGGGGTGGCCGGGTTGCCCAGGACGTAGGCGAACCGCGCCTTGAAGCGAAGCGCCACCATGTCCTTCTCGGCCAGGTTGATCGTGCCGACCGTGGCCTGGTCGAGGAACTTCACCGTCACGTCCTGACGGACGCCGATACGCACCGTCGACGGGTCCGCGATGAGCGCGGTCGCGTCAGCCGGCACCCAGGCGCCGTTGCGGGACCAGAAGGTGTCGAACCCGTTGATGCCGTTGTCGACGAGGACGGGGTGACCGTCCGTGCCGCGCAGGTTCGCGAGCTGGTACCGAAGCGCACGCTTCGCGATGATCGTCATCGGGTCGAAGCCGGCGTCCGCAATCAGCGCCGCCACCTGGAGCGACGCCCCGTAGATGTCCGACACGTTCCCGGCACCGTCGACCACGGCGACCGTGTTGCCGGCAGCGGTGGCCGCAGCGAACATGTCGAGCGAGGTCCACGACACCGGCTTGTTGACACCGAAGAACACGGCCTCGTCGAGCGCCTTGCCGATGGCCTGACCGCCGAGGTCGGCGAGTTGAGCGAGGATGTCCTCGGTCGCGTCGTCGAGGGTGTCCTCGTGGATCGGGATGATGACGGCGATCTCTTCGGCCACGAGGGTCTTGTTGGCCCACGTCGCCTGCGAGGTCGGCTTGACGCCGGTGTTGTCGACGTCCGTGACCCACTCGGCCACGGGCAGGGTCGCGAGGACGGGCATGTTCGTCGTCTTCGTGCCCATGTTGATGTTCGGGAACGCGGCCAGGGCAGTGCTGCCCTGCGTCGCGGCCTTGATGACCTGCGGGCCGTACTCTTCGCCGATGAGCGAAGCGACCTCGGCGCGAGTGATGTCAGCCATGAATCGACTCCTTTCAGTTCACCCGCCGAGGTCCATCCCCGCGGGAATCGAGTGGTTCAGCTGCCCCTGCGCATCTCACGCAGGGCGGCAGCAGCACGCGACCCCGTAGCCTCACCATCGGTGGGCTTTCCTGGGGGAACGTGCGTGCGCTGCTTCGTCGGGACAGCGAGCGCCTTGAGCTGGTCGAAGTGCTCGATCAGCTCTTCCTTCGTCGAGCCGCGCAGCACGCTCGCTGGGATCGGGGAGTCCTTCACGATCTCCACCGCCCACTGCGAAACCTGCTCGCGGGTCTGGTACTTCTTCAGCTCGGCTTCGACCGATTCGCGCGCCTTGCGCTCACGCTCGATCTCGCTGAGTGACGCCTGCTCGGCCTGGTCGAACTTCTCGGCCTTGGCCTTGAAGTCGTCGTAGCCGGCGAAAGACGCTTGGGTCTTGCGCTTCTCCTCGGCCATGAATGCGTTCACTTGGTCTTGCGTGAACGTCTTCGCCTCGGTCGTCGTGACCTCAGTCTTGGTTTCGGATTCGGGCATGTGGAACCTCCGTTAGGAGTGGGCCGGCGGTTACCCCGACCGAAGCGGCGATGTCGTCGTCCATCGCCTCTGCGCGTAGCAGTTCGGGTCGGTAGGCTTCTTAGGTCGTCTGGCGCTCAGACGCCTTGTAGACGCTGACGTCGACTTCGGGCGCGTTCGCATCCCACGAGGGGGCAGCGGCACAGTTGCAGTGACCGTGCGCCGCGAAGTGCGCCGTCGCCTTCTTGTAGACGTCACCGCGGCCGGCGAGCATCTTGCAGAAGTCACACCCGCCAGAGCGCACGACACGCTGCCACCCAGACGCCTGCGGGTCACGATCGGACGACGTCGTGAGCGTGGACCGTCCCGCGCCCAGCGCGTACTTGCCGACAGCCGACTCAAGGGCTGTCAGCGCATCGCCTGGACTGGACGTGAACAGCGCCCCGGCGGCACGGCGGGCGGTCGGCTCGGCCGCGTCCTGGTAGGGCGACGGCATCATCGACGCACGGAACCGACCGGCGATCCCCTCGGTCGCGCGTACCTCGTCGTACCAGTCCGCAGCGAGGGACGCGGCCATATCCCCGTACTCGAGGACGAGCGCCGGTACGAACTCCAGCAACGCGGCGGCGGCGGCATCCGGGCGGGACAGGTCCATCGACCCGAACATCGCGCGCAGGTCACGCACGACCAGGGTCCGCACGTTGTCCTGCGCATCACGCAGGACCTTGATGTCAGCCGCCGACGGCACCGGGGACCGCCCCGCGTGCAGCAGCCGTCACAGCACCGAACGCGGCCTGCGTGCGGCGACGTCGCAGCGCATCCCGAATCCCATCCTGCTTCTGCTGCGTCATCCCAGGGATCATGTCGAGCATGTCCTCGATCGGGATTCCAGCTGCGTCAGCCGGGATGCTCGCGAGCTTCTGAATGCCATCGACCACGGCACCGAACGCCCGCGCCTGCGTCTCACGCCACACCATCTCAGCGGACTGGTCCGGCATCGGCAACCCGGACATCTCCACGGCGAGGCGGATCAGCTGCTCCCACGACTCACCGAACGCCTCGCGCTTGATCTGCAACTCGCGCTGGTGCGCGGCCTCGATCATCGCGGCCGTGTCGGTGGACACGTTCGAGATGTTGCCCGCAGCCCACAGGGGGATCGCGGCCTCGAGCGCCACCTGCTCACGCATCTCGCGGAGGAGGTCGTTGTACGGGGTCAGGGATGATGCCGGGAACGTCTCGACCCGGACGTCTTCGGGGTGGACGTCGATGACACCGATCTTCGACGCGGACATCCTCGCCAGCGTCGCCGCCGAGGCATTCCACCCGATGATGAGCTTCTGGTTGTGCGCACCGTGACGGGCCACGACCAGGCGGTCGAAGTTGACTGCGTTCATCGCGCGGTTCAGGGTGATGATCGGCTCGACGACACCGGTCGGAGGGGCGTCGTCGTCAGCGAACTCGTTGACGAACCGCACCACCGGGCACACCGGTCGGCCTTCGTAGGTCGCACTGTGAGGCCACGGCTCGCCCTTGATGACCACGTCGCCCGGATGGATGCCGTCGATGCGACCGGCGGCCCGCGACTTGGTGTTGCGTAGAAGCCCAGGGGTCACGTTCGTGTCGTCGACCAGGAGCACCGACCAGCCCTCGGCCGTGCGCCGCATCAGCATCGCGGTCTGAGGGAACAGGTCTTCGCGCGGGTCGTCGTACTCGACCACGGCAGACAGAGGCGACCAGATCGCAGGCCGCGCAGGGTCGCCCGAGGCGTCATGCGGAAGGACCGACACGAACGACTCACGGTAGGTCAGCGCAGCCCTGTGCACCTGCGACTGGCGCGCGTCCATCCCGTGCGCCTGCCACCACTCCCACGCCGGGTCATCGTCGGCCGACGTCGGAGACCGGAAGCCAACCACCGACAGCCCGCGGTTGAAGGTCTTGACGACCACACCGCACATGTTCAGCGGCGACAGCTTCGCGAGATCCCGCAGCTCCTCGGTCGCGCCCTCGTCGACGTCGGGGATACCGCCGCGACCGTTCGCGTAGTCGCGCAACCGCTCAAGCAGCTGACGGCGGGTCGACCGGCGAGACCACGACCCCCACATCGCCGCGCGGGCAAGGTCGGTCATGTCCGCGTCGTAGGCGTTCAGGTCGACCTCAGGCTCGGTGATCGTCACACGAACACCCCCTCCCCTGTTGAGCTGCCCAGCCGGCTGCGGTTGCCCCGGTTCTTCATCGACGTCAAGCCGTGCCGTGCCAAGATCGCCGACTCAAGGGCCAGGACATCACCACCCGGTGTCGTCGGCTCGATGCCCCATCCGCCGGCGTTGCCGATCTTGCGCTTCCCAGCCGTCTTCATGCAGGCGGCAAGCCCCGGCTGGCCGGAGTGCCGCACATCGCCCGTGTTGACCGCGCTCAGCATCCCCGCATGAGCCGCGATCACGTCGTCCACAGTCGGGACCATGATGCGACGGATAGGAACCCCGGCGAGGCGCAGACTGTTCACGAAGTCACCCGTGCCCGACTTGCCATCGACGACGACCGCCGGACCGCGGCGACCCTGGCCGGCGAACTTCTCCACCAGCCATGCCGTGCCCTCAGCCAAGTTCGCGATACCCAGGCACTCGACGTACACCGGGCCGCCACCATCCGGCATCAGCGCAACCGACAGGCCGACACGCGCACCGTCGATCGAGAACTTCACACCGAACGCCGTAGAACCAGCGGTCGGCGGGGTCGTGGTGCGCAGGTCGAGCCACTTGCCCAGCGGGAAGACCAGGGCGGCCGTCGTGTGCTCAGCGTCCCAGATCCCGAACGCCTCGCGCTCGAAGTCGCCGGGGCCGGTGAGCAGCTTCTTCAACCGGGCGATGGCCTTCGGGCCGGTACGCAACGGGTAGGACGGATTCGCCTTCCGGCGCTGCGCCTCGTCATCCCACTTCGCGCCAGGGTCAGCGCCGAACTCCACCCACAGCGCGTCATCCGACTCACCCGCCAAGGCCGCCGCACGCAACGCCTTGAAGAACTCCGAATCGTCGGTCGGCTTCGGCGGCGTACCCATCACGATGATCTGCGGATTCGCCGCCTGGTTCATCGTCGGCGCAAGGTCAGCCATCGCCGGCTCAGAGAGGATCTGGCACTCGTCTAACACCAGGCGGCGAACCTTCGCCACGCCACGAACCGCACCAGACTCGCGCGCCTTGAACAGGATGCGCGACCCGTTGCGGAACGGGATCGCCTCGTTCCCAGCGCCGGTCGTGATCGCATCCGGGTCGATGTGCGCCCGCATCTGCGGCGACTCAGCCATCACCTTCAACGCCATGAACGACTCGCGCGTCACCGTGAAGTGATGCGCCGTCCACACCGCCAGGGTGCCCGGGTTGATGATGCAGTCCGCGAACAGGAGGCTGCCGATGTCGTAGGTCTTGCCGGCCTGACGGCAGATCGAAATGCCCACGATGTCGGCCGCGTACAGGCCGCCCGCGTTCTTCGCGAGGACCGCCGTGTTCAAGTC